CTAGCTAAGACTTCGCGATTGAATTGGAACATGTTTCCTTGCATTGCTTGTTCATGTCCGAATCCATACTGCTGCATCTCTTTATTGTGAGCAAATTGATTCTGTTGCATTAGCTTATCGTGATCTCTTTGAGCTATTTGTGATAGCCCTTGTCCAATCCCAGATAACCCACCTCCTGCCAGTGCCATCCATGCATTGGAGGTTACACGTATTGGAGAGGTGAGGACCGAAGTGAAGCTTGGTCCCTCACGGTTAACAAAGGTGTCAGTGTTGGTAATTTGGAAATCGGTGGTACGTTCGACAATGGAAATTTTTGAAATGGTCATATTTCGTGTTTCTTGTGGTATGACTAAGTACGCTGATGGTGAAGCCACAGCGACTACAAAAACTCTATACTCTTGTAAGTAACGGACTCTAAGTATTCCAGTTACTGATCTATTGTCAATTATGGTGAATTGTGGGCATAATGTAATTGGTAGATGGTTGTACTGAGCAAAGATAGCAAGAAGGGTAGAATTGTCGGTCGCAGTTGGATTACGGAATCCTTCAATGGCCACACTTGTTGGTGGCATGTCAGTGATTCGTAGTAATCTGTAATTGGTCGGTAATTCAGGTAGAGAAGGGGAGGTATAACCGCCACCTGCTTCTATCTGGAGGATTGGGTACTGTTGAGATAGTCCATCTATTGTTGTAAATGAACTGTAGGCCTCAACTATCAAAGGATTTCGGTTTGGTCCCTTTACAACACCAGTTGTCATGCCAAAGCATATGATGGTGCCTTCAGAGGTTATCCACTTTCGCCATCCCATAAGATTGCGCTGTAGTGTTGTAGATGTTGAATATTCCCATGACGAGATGACCACTTGTGTGTCGTTGTAGGTCAATGAATGTGTAAGTATGTCACCATCTGGTACAATATTTGTCTTCATTTGATTCCAGACAGTTGGGTTAAATACACTAACATCTGCGTGAAAACCACCAAATTTGGCGCTTTCCTTCATCCATTTTGCGAATCTACCTGGAGCCAGGTCATGTATGAATTGGATATTCATAAATATCTCTGTCTCGTCAGTGTATGGCATTGTGTAGTCGCTCCACAGAGTCATCAAAGTGCTTCCTTTAAGACCTTGGTATCTCAGGCATGTTGTTGGGCCTTGTGGTACGGTTAAATTTCCAGGTGCTGATACTCTGTATCCAGCTGCCGTGGTCATAACCACATCGTATGAAAAGGGAGGTCTTCCAGCGGTGTTGGTGTTGGTGGGAGCTTTAAAACCATCTAGGTAGAACCATATCTTACGATTCAACCCCTCAGGCAGGAAGGTGTCAAATTGTGTCTCAAAGTTGTCTTGATTGAGCAGCATATGACT